TGGCTTCTGTTCAAATAAAGTGCTAAGATGTTTTATTATCTTTTCAAGTGATTTGTATTTAATATTTAGAACTTGCTTTAGTTCTACATTACAAAAAATCTCTACCATCTTTTGATTAAGAAATAAACTATCTTCTTGATCTTTGGAAATCTTTAAAAACTTTTGGTATTGTCCTAGAGTAATATCGTTTAAAGTGTTTGGCACTTGAATTTCTATTGTCATACTATATGTACAACAAAAAGATAAAAGTGTACTACAGCCTATTTCAAAAAAAAACCCTTAACCAGTGTTAACCAGTTAAGGATGTTTAAATTAAAAAAAGTTAAGAGCCAATCCTCTAAGCAAGAAAATACAGCTAATAGCCTTAAGCGTTAAAACTTTGAGCGTCACTTTAAATATACAAAATTTTTAGATATTTTACAACTAATAAATAGGTTAAAGTAGGTTAAGTTAACCTCCCCTATATTGTTTTTATTAATAATTTATTTTAAAGATTGTTTAAGTATTGTTTCTACTGTATTGTTTATAGACCTATTTTCTTTCTCAGCTTTAATCTTTACTTTGTCTAGAATCTCTTTGTCAAATCTAAAGCTTATAGGTATTTTCTTTTGTTTCATTTAAATATTTTTTTAAATTATTAATTAAGGTTTTTTGTGATCTAACAACTCCAGACCATATTTTAGTATCTGTTGTATCTTTTATTTCTTTTGCACCTTCTAAATTATCTTGATAAACACAAAGCCAGTCAGACGCTTCGTAATATAAAATCCTTAAAGATTCAATAGTATAGTCTTTATAATTACGTTTATTAGCTTTTACATTAATTTTAAAATCAGATGGAAATCCATTTCCTGTAGAATATTCTATGTCTGAATAAAAATCTATTTCATCAAATTGTATTTTACTAAATCTTTTCATTTTGTTTTAAATTGTTTTGATGTGGTTGTCAAAGTTGGGTAACTCTAAATCTCGAATCTTCCACAATACAGAACTTAGAGTATGTTGGTCTTTGCTTGTTCTATCGCACAGAGATAAATCGCAGGCAAATTTAATTAACTCTAATTGTCTTTGTGTAAGTTTTAATGTATGTTTTTTTCTTTTATTCATTTTGTTTAGGTTTTAAAAGGGAGCTGTTAAACTCCCTATTGTTGTTATTTTTCTAAATTATATGGGTGAAATGCAGTTTTACAATCTGAATACATCTCTCCTGCTTTACCTAATAAATCTAAAAAACAACTATTTACATATCTTAATTCCAGTTCATATATGACTGATTGAACAGTTTCCATATCGTTATTAATTCTTGATTGTACTAATAAAGCTAAAATTGCTTCTTCTTCTAAGTGATTAAAATTATTATTAAAATTTTTCATTGTTTGTTTGTTTACATAACTGCTTCATTGCAATTATACAGCTAATATAACACCTTTTGTAATACTATGCAATACTTTATTTAATAAAAATGATATTCTCCTCTATTAGGGTTTTCTAATTGATATGATATAGAATAGCGAAGTGCATCTATTAAGTGGTTGTGTTTATCTATTGGAGTTTGTGATTTCTTTTCTAGCCAACAATAGTTATTTAATTCTTTAATTAAGTCAGTAGATGTAGGATCAATTATTAAATCATAATCTAACAATAGACTTATACCATAGACTATACTTCCTTGACCTTTTATAGTTGGCACTACATTATTAAACCTTTTTAATTCGCTTATAAGTCGTGGCTCTGCTGAGTCTCCTACTATTAAGTTATTGCCTGCAAACCTTGTATTAAGCTCTGCTATTTGTGAAGTGGTTAAATGAGTTTTATAAAAACATTGCTTTACATAAATAATCTTATTATTTGAATCAATACTTGTCTGCACTAAAACTGAAGGATCATTTGAAAATCCATAATCTTGACCATATACTGACTTACTTATTTCTTTAAACTCTCCTAATTGCCAGTTATCAAATATTACTCCCTCTGCTTTTTCTAGCCATGATCCGTTTACTATGTGTTCAAAGTTTTTAGGTCTTCGAACCTTCATTCTTTCTATTTGTTTAATATAACTTTCTGAAAGGTTTTCTATATTATCTAAATAAGTAGTATGTATGTAAGTAGTATCTCCTTGAGTTGAATTTGATCCTGCTTGAACTCCCCTACTTTCAAACCATCTTTGATAAATAAAATGCTCCTTAGTTGCAGGATTAAGCATTAGTATAATTCTATTATGTTTTCCTTTTTGCCTAACAGATAGATCTATCTTATCAAATATGTTCTCATCAGTTAACTCCTCAGCCTCATCCATGATCCACGTTGTAACGCCTTGTAAGGACTTCAGGTTCGCTGTTTGATCTCCAGATGAGGTTTTAATCCCTCTAAACAATATCTTGCTTCCTGTGAGCTTATTTACTATTTCATCTTTTGTGATATGAAAATATTCTTGATAGCCTAGTATTTCTATCTTCTCTTTAAATTCTGGAATGATTGAGATGTGAGCTGATCTTAAAGTATATCTTGTAAATAATATCACATGACCTCTTTCAACAGTTAGCCAAACTAATATAGTATTTATGGAGAATGACTTGCCTGATCCCCTTCCTCCAGTAACTATATAATATCTGCTATCTACTTCTTTGAATACGCTCCACTTTTTATTTAAATCTAATTTCACTTAATAGTTCTTTGAAGTCAATACTAAATCCATCATTTTGTGTTATGTCTATTGTATCTTTAGGAGCTCCATAAGCTGAGTCCATTAATGCTTTATAAGCTTGCACGTCTCCTTTTCTTGCTTTTCTAATTATGCTTAAGGTTATTATATCTTCTTCACTTAAAAATTCATCTTCTCCAGTAACTGGATTCTTAACATTCTCAATAGTGTTTAACCATCTCTTAGCTATTGTAGCTCTATTTAATGAGCCTTTAGGTCTGCCATTCTTTATAGGTTGATAGTCTGAACTAAACATTTTTAGGTTATCTTCTTTAGCCATTTATCTCGTTTTTCTCTCGTTTTATATATTCTTTACTATTTATTTTAATACTTAGTTTAGAATCAAGCTTTTGCATCCTATCTATAATAACTTGGCAATATTTAGGGTCAAGCTCCATACCATAACATTTTCTTTTTAATTGATGTGCTGCTACCATTATAGAACCACTACCTAAATAAGGGTCAAAAATTAAATTAGGTTTATTTTTAGAATGTCTGTCAGCATATTCTAAACACCATTCTATAATTTTAATTGGTTTTTGAGTTGGATGATTTTTTTCTTCTCTATTTGCTAAAGCTCTTGAATATTCTTTTATTCTTAAAGCATTATTAAAAGATGTCCAAGCCATTTCTCCATCTGCTAAACTAAAACCTCTTTGTCCTTTATCCCAAATTAACCACCCCATAGTTGGTGGTAGATCATCTGTAAAATAATTTCCTCCCCATATTATTTGATGTTCAGATATTTCACATAAATATTGTAAAACTCCACTTTCAGGTTTTGATTCATCCCAATCAGGATTGCCGAAATTTCTCCATCCATGTTTATTTGTTTTATCTTTAAATTTATCTCCTTTTATAAGTTGATTACCATAATCTATTCCATAAGGAGGGTCAGTTAATAATAAATTAATTTTTTTACTATTTATAACTTTAGAAACATTATTTGTATCTGTACTATCTCCACATAGTAAACGATGCTCTCCTATTTCTATTAAATCTCCTAAGACAACATCTACCTGCATATTGTCTGGCTCAGTATAATCATCCTCCTCAGCTTCTAATACTTCATCAAACATTGGAGGGAGGTCTAAACCCCAGTCGTTTAATTTATCTACATCCCATTCATTGGCTAACATATCCCAGTCCCATTCTCCAAAGCCTGAATTATCTTTTATTATAAATTCTGCCTTTTGCTCACTACTCCATCCCTTAGCAACATCTACCCAGACTTCTTTTAAGCCTGCTTGTTTGCACGCTTTAGTTCTCATGTTACCTCCTAGTACCATATAGTTTTCATCAACCACTATAGGTCTTTTTTCAAGCATCTCTGGGAACTCTTTAATTGAGTTAACTAGTTTCTTAAATTTTACATCCTTAATAATTCTAGGGTTATTAGGATTAGATTTAATTTGATTAAGTTTTATTAGTTGTTTCATTTTTTCTTATACTCTACGTATAGTCTTTTCATTATGTTAACCATTTCTATAACACATTGAAAACATGAGCTTACTTTTCTTCTTGCTCCTAGAACCCTATTATGTATAGAAACCATTTTAACCTGCTCTTGATGTGTTAGTTTTGATCTTCTAGTTTTATAGAAAGCATCTAACCATTTAAACTCATTGTCTGTTAAGCATTTTACATTCCTGTAAGGGAATATTTTATTAAGCATTGACTTTCTCTCTTTACACCCACAGTCTTC